GTATTCCGTTCGTCCATCTTGTCCTCAAGCTTGGCGACCTTGTCCGTCAAGGTCTTGATGGCTTCGAGCACGTCCTTGTTCCTGTTCTTCTTCGCATCCATCCTGTTGATCCAGAGAGTCAGGAGTCCCGAAAACCCCCCGCCACCGAGCATGGCGACGAGTATTGTGATGGCTATATCCATCCGGCATCCCCCCCTCAGCTCTTGGAAATATAAGTGGAGGAAACGAACCCGTAGACTTGTCCGGCGATACGGACGTAGTACCAGGAAGTCCCGTCATTCGCGGTCAGAGAATCACATACTTCCACGGTAGCCCCCAGCTTCAGGAGTGGGTAGGACTTAATGTTGGGATAGGATACCCCCGCCCAGGTACGGACGTTTAAAAGGTTTGCAGTAACGATGCCCACCCATTTCGGGTTCTTGCCAAGCGTCCCGGAACCGGAAGAAGTAGTCACGCCTCCAAGAGTGTTGCCGCCAACCTCCTGTACTGCCTCAGATTGGGCACCACCATACTTCGGTCTTGCGAACCCACGGATGTATCCCCAGCCTACCGGGATGGACCGGTAGCCTACTGACTCGTTCTTGTTCCCCTCGATAGTCGTGATGATCCCGTTCTTTACCGCGGCCACGACGCCGATATGGTCGGAATAGGAATCGTTCGGCTGGGAATCCCTCCTCCACGAGAAGAGGATGATATCGCCGGGCTTCGGGGTGATCCCGCCATCCTCGATCCAGATGCCCTTTGCCTTGAAAATCTTGACGTGCTCTTCGCATCCGCACTCCGTCCCAATCAGGTCGACCATCCCGGCCTTGATGGCTGCGGCGGATACCGTGGTATCACACCACTCGTCAGAGTACTTCACGGCGTAGCCCCTTGCCCTGGGGAAGTGGGAGTTATAGATATCGATGATCCTCTGATAGGATCCGTCGGCCTCGTTATACCCTACCCAGGAACGCCACACTGCCAAGTAGTCGTCAGCGGTCTTCGTGGGGACGATGTCGATAACGGGTTCCGGGGCGATCGTGACCACATCTTCTTTTTCCGTGGCAATTACTATCGCGTCCTCCGCGGTAACAGTCTCTTCCACCGCTACAGGCTCCTCAGGATCGAAGCGAGTAAGGTCGTTCTCCTTGATCACCCGAAGCAGGGCGTCCACGTAGTCACTGCTCGTGGCATATCCATCCTGCTTGATGAGTCTAATGTACGTCTCTGGATCCTTGACGCCCTTAAGGTTCTCATACCTTGGACGGCTGATCAGGTCGAAGTATCCCTTGATCCCGTCTTCCAGGCTGTCATATACCCGGAAGGCATCCGTAACGGTGACCACGGTTCCGGGTTCAAACTCTTCTTCGGTCTCCAGACTCACGCTCTTCCCTTTCCAGGAAGTCCCGGCCTTGATTCCGAAATAGTTGTTGTACTTCTTAGCAAGCTCACTGCCTCCCCATCCAGACTCAAGGATGCACTGTGCGATAACCGGGGAGCACACCTCAATCCCATACTCCGGTGCCAGTTTCTGTACGGCCTTCGCGACTTTCTTGGCGAATGATTCCTTCTGTTTCTTCGTCATGATTCTACCCCCTCTCCGCTAATATGGGCTTCCTCCAACTCTGGCAGGCCTGCGAGGCTCGTGAACAGGCTCGCAACCGCCGCGAGTGTGGCCGTCCCTAGTACGACCCTCCAATTGACCTCCGTGATCATCGCGCTTGCTGGCAGCAGGCTGACCACGCTCTGGAAGAACGTCCGGAACGCCCGAATACCCGCCGCCTTCGCCCATTTCTTCCAATCCCTCATTCTGTACCCCCTCCTCTCAAAAACCTCATTCTGTATTCACGACGCATGTAATTCGGTCTATACGACAACTGCCTCTTTCATTAGCCTGTATGATTCCTTCCTAATGATGTCCTTCAGAGATTTCATCCTGACGGGGCGCAAGTACTTTTCTAGTGCCTTCTGGCCGTTGCAATGCTTCAACTGCCCCGCCTTTGCCAGAAGGCTCGCCGCTAAACGGTACGTTACTTGCTCCCCATTTTCCTGCTTCTTACGTACCTTCCGGCACGTCTGGGCGAACCTTAGGAAGTTCCTTCGCCTCAGCGTCGTGTGGGTATGGAAAAACCGATAGCCAACAAAATCCACGCCTCTCGAATCTACCGGAAATACCTGCCAGTTGCCTTTCAATTCCAGGTTCATCCCAAGGCCGATGTATTCGGATATGTCGTCGATCGCCTTATGTAATTTCCTCTTGTTCGACCCGTACACAACGATGTCATCCATGTTCCGAACCATGTACTTTACCCCATCCAAGGTATGAATATACCTATCGAGACCTTGCAGGTAGAAGTTGGCTGCCCACTGGTTGATGTAGTACCCAATCGCGAGTCCGCCTTCTGGATCCGACCGGAAGATTGCTTCGATCAAGGACAAGAACCTTTCATCTTTTATTTTCCTGCGGAACATCCGCATCAGCTCGTCAATGTCTATACTCGCATAGTAATGATGGATATCCAATTTGGCGCAATACTTCGTTCCTTTCGGGTCATTCCTGAATATGCGCTTCGTGTATTTCATTGCGTGCATGTTCCCTCTCTTAGGGATCGATGCACAACTCCAATTGTCCATCCCTTTCATCAGGACGTCACGCATAGCATCCGCCGCGAGCTGCTGTATGATCCCGTCAGGGAAAAATGGGACAATCTTTATGCGACGCTCTTTCAAAGAGCTTACGTCTACCCGTACCCTTATATCGGGCACGGTCGGAACGTAGGTCCCCTCTTCTAACATCTTCTTTATCTTTGCCGCGGTCTTTGGCACGTCCTTTATTGCCCTCCGAACGTCCGACCGTTTCCTTTTCCCTCTGCTGGATTTCACTATCGTCGCTTCTATGACACCTATATCCAGCATCTTTTCGTATAAATTTCCAACTCTTTTTGGCATATCAGTATCATCCTCTATTCCCTCCTCACCACCTTTCGAACCTTGCCCGCCGACAAGGCCTACTAAGGAGTGCTGACATAACGGAGGTATTTTTGCCAAGGGGCAAGGGAAATCATGCGCCATGGTAGATCAAGCTTCGGATAGAGTAGGCGCGACCCGGTGTTGCCGTTCGTGGCGGAGACGTCATTGTTCGCATTAAAGTAGAAGACGCCATAGTTCGGGTTGTCGTTGAACGTACCACCGACATTGAGCATCCGTACACCGGGGCCGCAGCGCATGAAATCCCTATACAGTCAACGAGTTATGTCCACCTAGAAAAGATGGTTTATCGATCTATCTCAAGCGAGCTTCTTCTGGCATGATGCGGGGGCTTCGCCCCCGCACCCCCAGTCAGGCCTCATAGAGGAGGCGCGACCCGGTGCCGCCGCCCGCGGCGGAGACGTCATCGTTCGCATTAAAGTGGAAGACGCCATAGTTCGGGTGGTCGCTGAACGAACCACCGACATTGAGCACCCGTACACCGGAATCCGTAGTCGTCCATGTATAGTCCGTTACATGGTCAGCGGAATGGTCCGCGCCCTGCGTGGAATCCGTGTTGCTCGGGATAAACATCCAGTCGCAGTTATCATTGCAGGCGAAGCCCAGAATCCAGCCTGATGCAGGCATAGTCACGCCAGTATCCGTATACCCGGTGACCGCGTCAGCGTATGCCGAAGGATTCGTAGATACGTATGCACGCTTGTTAGTAGAGCTGAAGCCGTCGATCCAGTTCGCCACGTTGCTGTACATATCCTCCACATACCGATACTGGTTGTGCGCGCCCGTAACCTTCACGGTATGGTACTTCGCCGCATCGGTTCCGCCAACCGTCGCAAGCGTGCCAGTGTTCAAGCCCTTTCCTAGGACATTCTGGCTGTAGAAGTCCGCGAACTCCACGAGGTAGAGCATCTGCAGGGCACCCCACACAGCGGCGTCGATCATACGCCAATTGGCTCCCTTGGCCTTGCCGTACGACCTGCAGTTAGCCCTCGTAACATTGACGATAGGCGTTCCACCGGTCTTCGTGAAAACCCCAGATGCCGAACCTGTCATAGAATACCTGCCTACGTACTTCCCGGAGCCGGGATGCTTCTTGTAGCCTTCCTTGGCGGTCGGGGAGATAGCCCATGTATGCCTCTGGTTCGTAGTATTCTTCGAGACCTTGTACCAGAACTCGGGGATCCTGACGACGACGTCCTTCGCGAAGGAGAACCTCTCGTCATCCTGCGAAGCGGTAATAACGCCGTCCTCGACGTTGTACATCTTCATACCCGCCCACGGGGCGATAGAATCGAACGGGCTGGAACCAGTTCCCGTATTACCCGCGGCAGGAACAGGATCTTCGAAATCAGCCGCCGCGCCGCCACGGATCAGTTTCGTACCAGACTTCTTCATGTTCCACTGGACCGCGTACGCGCCCTCCACATCGAAGCCCGGATCCTGGAAGATATACTCCTCGTTCCTAAACACCGCTGTGAACGTAGTATTGCCTGTAACGACGGTGTCTAACGGATCAGGTGACCAGTTGGAAAATGGGTGGTCGGACACATCTCCGCTACCAGAATAAATCGGATTCGTCGCAGGCACTTCCGCGTAGGATCCGTATTCCACGGTTTGCGTGTCGTATGTCCCCCCACCATCTGCAGAGGCTTTCACAAACGTCACTGTGTAACTGCGCAATGTTGCCGAGTAAACCGCATAAAGTTTAATGTTAGTGGTCGCGTTCTTTTGCGCATCCGCGTCGACAGTCCCGTCCATCGCGCGACTCCATCCGGAAAACGAATAATCATACTGGGCAGTACTATCCTTCGTCGGGATCCCAGACCAGAAGAAGTCACCAGACCCCACACGGGATTCGGTATGCAGAAGCGTTACCCCGTCGTCATCATAATATTGCGCCTTGATCTTCGGTACGACAGAATACGCGGCGTATACCGTCCGATCCGCCACAACATGGTCTAAGGCTTCCGGGTCCGCGGCAGTCGCGTTCCTCACCCTGGACCATCCGACGAACGTATAGATTCCATCGTCATCTTCCGCCCTATCGGGCTGGCCGTCCCAAGTGCCATTTCCACCGTCTACTACCGTCTCAGTGTGATGCGTTGCTGACCCATCAAAACTGGCGTACGTCAACGTGCTCCGGGTGCTTCCTGCCACAATATTAAGGCCAGGATACCTAGCTTCCAATGCGGCAATGGCATCACCCTCTGCGGAAGGAATGTTGATCGTCACGAAGACCTGTGCCTTCTCCATATTCGCACCAGTTTCATCAAGACCTGCGAAACGGTCAAGCCTATCGCAGAATGCAGCAATTTCATCCGTATCTGCCATGCTCCATTCATATCCCACGAGACGAAGTCGAGCACCATTTTGTGCGCCCGTAAGAATGTCATCCAGGGGAATGGCGTCTGACACGTTCTCCAAACGGACGGTGGACAGGTTCGCATAGCTCGAAAGCACAAAATCCGTAACAGATTCCTGGTTAATGATGGTCAGGTTCGCAACAGTCTCGGGCAGATGGAGTTTCTTCAGCACACCACCGACGGGAAGGACGCATCCGGGAGCCTGCGTGCCCTCTAGATAGACTTCCTCGACGTTCGGACACCCAGACAGATCAGGGGACTGCGCGTAGTTGGTGCAGTTCCGTAGGTCAAGGATTTTCAAAAGTTCGTTGGAACCTATGGTAACCGCCTTAAGATTCGTATTCGCATATCCGACAGCGGAGCTTCCAAGGATGATCGCGTCGATTCCAGTAGCCTTCGCGAAGTTCGCACGGCCAACCTTTAAAGCCTCCAATCCGCGCACCTTCTTCAATTGGGAAGCAGAATAGATAGCGATCTCGGTATCATTCACATTGTCAAGCGGGCACTCCAGGGTATACTCCACATTGTGCTCACCCCTCGTGGATACCATATAGGACCCGTACTTCGCGGATGGATAGATATCTATGGCAGGAGTAACCCGGATGTCACCTTTCGCGTACCCGCGAAGTTCGATAAAATCGGAAGCGTTATCGCCCGCGCCATACTTGGAATCCAGATACCTGAGACGGTTATAAAGCCACCATTTTCTCTGGCTCTTCTTCGTCCCAAGGTACATGCCAAGATATGAATCATCATGAACGAAGTTCCCGTCGGCATCATAGATGCCAACAGTAAGCGGATCGAGATGCTTGAACTTCTCGTCCTCGTTGAAAAGTTTCTCAGGCCATTTCGCCTGATGGTCGTCAAACATCTTCTCGACTTTGGCGTAACTCAGGGCACCAGACGAGCGGAGGGAGGCATACATGTCTCGGATTTCGGAATAAAACGCCTGCCTCAGGTTGATCCAGAGCACCGACTTTTGCCCATTGAAAACGTCGGAGCCGTCGACATGATCGATGTCTTCTAGATTGTAAGAGAAGACGAGTTCGCCTTCGTTGTTGATGCCGAGTGCGGTATCTGCATCGTAAATAAGCCACACGCCTTTACGTTTCAAAGGAATTCCTCCTTTCTGTTCTTAAGCGGATCCCGGAAACAATTCCCGGGATCCGCTGCTGCATCTTTCGTCAGGCCACGTCAGTGCCAAGGAAGCTCGGGAACGCATTCTTCGCCCTGGAGTCTGTCATAAGGAACACCTCGGTAAAAACGTAGTAGAAGATAGTGGAATCTTTCTCGAGATAATCCCATATGCCGTCCCGGAAGATGGCAAGCCTGTATTCCGGGGTATCCTTGGTATACGTAACCTCGTCAAGCACTGATTGAATGTGCGCCGCCACGGAATGCTCGGGTCCTTCGAACTTCACCCTTGCATAGGTCTCGGCATCGGTCACAGAATTCACGAACTTAACCTGGACCGTCACGACATCGTCCACGGTCAGCGTCCCAAGGGATACCCGCGTAAATTCAGGAGCAGTTCCATTAGCCACTAGGGTAGTCGTGCTTTCCTCGTCCCCGTTCAGCGTCTTGGTAATGACCGCGTACGCATTGGCTCCACCACCACTCACCATGTAAGTAGCAAAGTATTCGCCCGCTTCCTTTGCGGTGACGATAAAAGAAGCCTCTGCCGTCGCGACATGATATGCCACACGAGTCTCGTAGAAATCCCCCTCCTCATCCCAGGAAGGTGCACCAGGATAAGAAAGTGTGACAGGAGCCGCAAGCGCGTTCCCTGTAGCCCGCTCCTGATCGGTAGAGGACAAGAATTCAGACAGTTCATGGAGCTGCGTAGTATCCTCGTAATCCTCTGGATAACGAGCCTCAAAGCATTGTGTCCATTCAGGCACCATGACGCCCTTATCCTTATCAAGCACCATGTTCATGTAGTTAGCAGACTTCCACAGGACGAGGTTTGAAGTGTTGTTCTTAATCTCCCAAGACTCGTCCCCATCGCGGAATCCGAAGGTCGGAAGATCACCCTTATCGATGTTGAAGTTATACTTGCAAAGGAACGACATCTCGTTTGTCCCGGTGTTACGCCAGAACATGACGATGGGCTTACCATCAATACACTGCCGCACCCTAGGATCCTCCACTTGCGCGGGTGTCTTGTACGGGTTGATGTCGTTACCAAGAATGGCAAGCTCTACGTTATTCGCCCCTTCGATGGACGCGACGTCCGCCTTCATGCAGAAGACCGTAGCTGGAATAGAATCATTTCGGAGGCTATAGCCGTCCGTATGCGCCCCATTGATGGTCATCGTAAAACCGTTCTTGAACTTCAACTTCCAATTCTTCCTCGCGTAAAACTGCGAAGACGTACCCTGCACGTCAATCTGCACATTGTCCGCCGTAAAGCTCTTAGTTGGATCAAGGGGATCCACGTAAATGATGGAACAGGTCTTCTTGTCGCCCTTGTATTTCGGAAGCTCCTCACATTCCACGATCATGTAGGGAAGGTCGTTCGGAAGCTTGTCGATTACGATGTTACCGTATTCGTCAAAGATCTGATTCCTACGGTACCTATCCGCCATTAGTAAGCCGTCCTGGGTATCCGCAATCCAGTTATCTACACATTCGTTCGGAGACAGGCCATTGTCGTACACCCGAATGGCATAGATGTCCGTGGTGCACTCGTCGCTTCCAATAGTGATTCCAACAGGCTCGTTCTGCTGGAAATTATCATTCTCAGGATACTGTGTGACCTTGGATCCAACGCCGTCAACCACGCAATAAAGGAACCTATTCTGTGTCCTCTTCTCCGCGGAAAAAGCGACCCGAATATGCTCGTTATCCTTATACCTTGCGGATACGGGAGCAACCGCTGTCTGCTCGGTCGCGAACGTCGCGACCTGCGGGGTCATCAGGAAGCCCCGGCCTCCGGACATACAAGAGACGATGGTCGTATCCTGATTCGACACCGCCCTAGTAGCGAACTCAATTTCCACGGTGAAACCAGTGGAACGCTTGTCCGTCGCGAACGGCAGGAACGGGATGTACACCCTTGCTCCGCCAGAAACGCGAAGAACCGGGATGCCTTCGCTATCGAGCACCCATCCGTTCGTATTCCAATTAAACCCCGTGAGCTGCGCCGCAACAGTTTCTTCCCCGTCCACAGTGGATTCCCACACGTCCCTATTGGTCTCACTGTTCGAACGCCCGGCGGATGTCAAGAAGAGCTTCAGACCATCCGTGATGGCCGTCGCTTCGATTTCGCTTTCAAGAACATTGAAGGGGAAATCCCTGTAAGCGGAACCCGACTTGATACGGATCATGTGCTCACCGGGAACAGATGCTCGGTATGGATAAACCTGAGAAGTCCTGTCCACCGTGGCTTCCGTCTTCAACTCCCCATCGACATATATCTCCACGGGTGAGGAATTGTAGTTCGGGTCGTAAACCCGATAGTCAATATTTACCTGCGAATAGCAGTCCACCTCGTCATCGTCAAAAGAGCTTGTGATGATACGAGTAGGATTGAGTGTTTCGATGCAGATGACCTCGTAGCTAAGGACGTTCGAACGCACATCCCGTCCATTGATCGTAGAGTCGAAATACGCTTTGATACGGTGCGAACCATGGGTCTGCTGCGGGATGACTAATGTCTGCTGGGTTCCAGATGCGCTCGTGGTCATACTCGCCACGACGCCCTGGTCATCCACTTCGACCTTAATGTCCTTTCTCACCTGCCCAACAGGCGTGCACTGGAACATGATTGGCCCATTGAACACCGCGGATGGATCGAAATCGGATGATAGGGATACAGCCACGCTCGTGATCGTGAACCCGATTGTCCGACTATTCTCATAAATGTCCATGACAGTCAGGCGCATGGTCTTCGTGCCAGCGGAAAGGTAGGGTTTCAGTTCCACTTCCACTGTGCCCTGCTGAACAGCGAGCACGTCGTATACCACCCCGGAAGAATCGGCGATCCTGACCTTGCCTGCGCCAGTGGGCATCTCGTCCTCAACGGAGGACCAAGAGAACTTAACCTTGCATGAATCACCTACTGCGATGGTGGTGGCGAGCCAGGCAGTCTCGTTGGTGACCTTGAACACCGCGGTGTTACCAGAAGTACCTCCACCGCCTCCCCCACCGATTCCGGTTATTGGACCTGCAATCCTCTCGCCATTACTTAGTCCATACAGATTCCCATTATCTGCTTCAAGGTCGTCAATCTTCTGGGAGATCTGGTTTTGAACAGAATCCACCTGTCTGGCAAACTCGTCCATCCTAGAGCCGAACTCATCCACCTGGTTCTTCGCGCTAGAAGCCTGCTGCAAAGCCTGGGCGGCATATGCCTCGGCATTTGTGGTGACCTGGCGAATCTGTTCCGTCTTCTCATCCACGTACTCGACGTTCCGATTCGTCGTATCAACGGCATCCTGCATGGCCTGAAGGTTTTCATCCACGAAGGCATCGAGCCTGGCCTTATCTTCTCCGTAGGCGTCATGCACCAACGTCACATTGTCTGCCCCGGACTGCCTCACCGCCGCGGTAGCGTCATTAAAAGCGTTTTCAAGTTCGAGTAACGCGTCATCTTTGTATGCGGTTATCGCCGCCGCACCATCCAAAGCTACATTGGCAATCTCGCCCTTTAACTGTTTCGCCAGATTGTTCAAGTCATCCGTGCCCTGCCGGATGACCTGCACGTGGTGCGCGTACTCGGAATTGACAGCTTCTACGCCCGCCTCCACCGCGGGTGCTATCCGCGCCTCGGCGTCTTCCACCGCTTGCCTATCTTCCGCGACCTGCGCGGCGTCCCTCCCAACGGATTCACGAATCCCTAAAAGGCTGGCCTCGGCCTCCTCAATGGCATCCTTCGCCGCGTCAGCTTGTGCGCCTGCCGCGATGATTTCATCTGTCCTATCAATAATATCCACCAATTCACGGATTTCGGATCCGGACACCAGAGTGTCCTTATCCATGGCGGAACGCTCCACTAAGAGAACGAAGTTCTGCGAACTCAGTTTCTTTCCATCAACCTCGAGTACAATCTCATAAAGGTTACGACCTGCCACGGCGGTCATCTGTTCATCAAGCTCCACAGTTACAACGTTGCCTGAAATGTCGACGGTCTTGGATACGCCGTTTCCATCTACTTTCGTACCCCTCACGCTGGCAGTCGTACCTGACGGTATCGTGAATCCCGCATCAGCTGACGCATACAACGTGAACACGATGTCGACCGCAGTATCATACTGGCTTACTGGAACTACCACCCGATTTTCCGAACCGGGAGTCATGTCCAGGCTAGTCCTAAGGGTCAGCATCTAAAATTCCCCCTTTCTCACAATAGGATTGGATCACCCTCTACACCTACCACGAACCGAAGGCTTCGAAGTTCCTGCCCCTCGTTTTTCAGCACGACTTCCATCTCATGCCTCCCCATCTCCTCCGTCACATCGTCAGGAAGGTCAAACCTGATAGTGTTCCCACTCCTCGTACACCCCCCAGTCACTTTGGCACCGGACGCTGTCGTACATTCGATATACGCCTGTGCGCTGGAAGGGATTTCAAAATCCCCGTCATGCGCGAAAAGCTCCACCTCAAAATGGACTTTAGAATCATGCTGGCTCACGTGCGCTTCATATACTGGCTTTCCGTCTGGAACGACGTCCAGCCGGAACCGTTGCGTAAGCATAAGCACCCCTCCTCAAGTTGACATAAAAACAGGCACGGAAGGCTCCGTGCCTGTCTTCCTAGCATTCACTTTATCAAAAATTCCTGATTTTTTTAGGTCACTTTTGCACTAATTTTTCAAGGGCTTCAATGCGCTTTTCAAGATCCGACACACGCTCCTGCAGCTGACAAATCTCACAATCCTTCTCCTGTACCGCGTCCACCAGGAAAGGTACCAGCCCGTCAAAGCTGATTCCGAGCATCCCGTTAGAGTCTTCCAGGACCAGCTCCGGCAGGATCTCCCGTACTTCCTGTGCGATCAGACCCGCGGATATATGGCCTGGATAATGCCCGTCCTTCCAATCGAAGGAAACCACCCGTAGCTGCCGGATCTTCTCCATAAAGCCGGAGGCGGTGTGTATATTC